ACCCGATTGCGGCGATACCCGTCGCAGAGACGGCGCAGTAGTCGTCGACCGAGATAATCCGTCCAGACGCACCCTGCGCGGCGTTGCTGAACACAACGGGAGTGGCGTCTAGGTTGGTGATCGAGGCAGACTTGATGGCTTCGGTGGTCATTTCTGTCGCTCCTTACGGCGTGATGTCTTGACCGCTCGAATCCGAGCAGAGGATGGAAACGACCTTGCCGTTCTGCGTGCGCACCGGACCGAACATGGTCCTCATGGTGAGCTGCCACGGCCGGCCGGAGAGATCGACGCGCTGGTCGATGAAGCTCTCCATGTCCTTCCAGAGGCCAAGCGCCATGCCGGACCTGACGAAGACGAGCGCGGTGCGCACGTTCGATGACACCGAGAGGCGTTCCGAGACGGCGATATCGAAGCCGAGGAAGCGGCGAACACGGCCGTCGACCAGCACCGGGCGCTCGTTGAACTCGGTCGAGACGACGGTGGTCTGGTTGAGGAGGTCGGCTTCCTGCTGCGAGCCGATGACAAGCGTCGGCGGATCGCGCTCGAGGTCGTTGTGGTAGTGCTGCAGGATGCGCCGCGCTTCGATCAGCTTGGCGACCGTGAGGCCGGAAGCCGAGGACGAGCCGAAGGTGGACGACACCTGGAACGATGACGTGCTGAAGGCGTCCGCGGCGAGATTGCCGATGTCTGTGCCGATCTGCCGCGAGCCGGTGGTCGCGGTGATGATGCCGTCGTCGTAGTAGCGGTTCGTCGCCGCCGTCGCCGCCTGCATGTAGGCCGAGGTCGGGTCGACGATAGTCTGAAGGCGATCATAGTCGTCGATGAGTTCGACGATCTCGCCCGGCTGCGGCATCATCCACGGCCGGATCGAATAGGGGTTCGTGTGGCTGAGCGGCGAGAAGCGTCCGGCGGGCTGCTTCATCGTGATCGAGGAATACTGCGTGACGGGCGCGGCCATCTTGCCGGTCAGCCCGCCGTGTACGGTGACACGATCGCGCAGCACGGATTTCTCCTGCTGCAGCAGCAACTCGATGTTGCTCGAATATTGGGCGGTAAAGTCGGGCAGCAGCCCGTAGTTACCAGTCGGATAGGGAATGCTCATGGGTCAGCCCCGTGTGAAAGGTGGCGGATGCGCTTGCGCGCGAGACCTGATGAGCTTGTCCAGGGGCTACCCCGGGGCCTTGCGGTCAGTTTGGCGGCTTGTCCAGCTACGGGGCCGTATTGGATCGTTTGGCTTGTCCTTGCGGGGCTTCTCGATCACGCAGACTGGAATTTGGCGGATGTCGGACTCGGCAGCAACGCACTCAGTCCGGCCATCCGCCTGCTCACTACGCCGCTCGCCCGAAGGCGACCTTGTGCAAGTCTTCCCACTCGCGCTTCGCCGCGACTTCCTTGTCGGTGACGAGACGCTTGTAGAAACCCTTGTCCATCTTGAGCTCGTCGATGCGGGCCTTGGCCTGCGCCTGTGACATAACGGCACTGCCGCCCTGCCCCGGCTGGCTGCCGATCAGACCGGAAGGTTCTGTGCCCTTGGCGCCGACGATGCGCAGCATTTCCAGCGCGAAGCTTGCGCCGATGCCGCCGACCTTCGAGATGGCATCCCAGCCCTGCTTTGTCTGCTCCGGGGTCAGACCGGCAAGCTTGCCGATGTCCTGAAGCGCCCGTTCGGCGATGGCCAGATTGTAGGTCTTGTTCGTCCCCCAATTCTTGTCCAGCGCCTCGGTCTCGGCCTTGATGTTTGCGGTCCTTTCGGCGAGGGAGGTTGCCGCCTGAGACTCCTGATGCTTGACGATGGCGGCCAGCATCCCCGGTGCCTGATCCTTGGGAATGCGGGCGGCGTGCGCCGCGGCGCGGAACGTCTCGGTCAGACCGGTGTCGAGTTCTTTGCCGTCACCCGACTTGACCGACGACAGGTCGTAATCCTTCGGCTCGGCCGGGACGCCAATCCGGCCCCAATAGGCGCGGATGTCCGCTTCCGGTGCATTCGCCTTCGGGACGCGGATCATCTCCTCTGGCGGCGCGCCGATGAACTTTTCCGAGTTGCGGTAGAACTCGGTCAGCTTGGTCGCCACGGCAACGGGGTCGCTCGGGTCGATGCCCTTGTTCTGCCAGAAGCCGCGCGTGGTCTCGTCGATCTTGTCGCCGTACCACGGGGCCGTCGGGGCCGGAGTTGGAGTCGGGGTTGGGGTTGGAGTTGGGGTCGGCGCTGGGGTCTCGGTCATTCGCTTGCTCCTTCGCTGGTCTGAAGCCGTGCCGCCGAGCGCATCAAGGTCGATCGATAGACCGCCTCAATTTCCAGTGGCGAGAGCTTCAGGTGTTCGATGATGCGGAAAAAAACCTGACGGCGACCGTGCATGGTCATCAGGGTATTTTGGTCGATGCCGTCAACGTCTCCACCAAAGGCGCGACAGAAGACGGCGAGATCGGTGAGCACAAGGTGTGCTGGCGTACCTTCGCTGAATGCTGTCTGGTAGGCGCGCTGACGGAAGCCGAGCATTTCGCGCGCGCGGTCGTATGGGTTCATGACGCCAACCGCTGCCCGAGCAATCCGACACGCCGGTCAGACGCGACCCATTTTTGCAGGACGAGGAACATCTCGGTTCGGTCCTTGTCCGAAAGCTTCAGCTTATCGGCGAGCTTCCGCATTTCGGAAATGAACTCGTCTTCGTTGTGGTAGATGGCGACGAACTTCTTGCTTCCGTCCTTCTCGATCATCTCGCAGGCAACGCGGCCACTTGGCGTGATCGTCGCGTAGCTGCACAGGAACGGCCGCTCAAGGTCCTCGATGCCACATGCCCGCAAGAGTGCCTGAAGCGCCTGCGGATATTCCTTGGCGAGCGCCACGATCACGACGCGCTGCATCTTGCCTGACGACCCGAGCAGCACACGCGCCTGCCACATGGCGCGCACTTCCTCGGCAACCTTGTTCTTGAAGTCGGATAGGCTCATTGACCGACCATCTGCTGTTGCTGCTGCGGCATGGCCCCGAGCGGCTGCGCCTTCGCGGCGACCGCCTGTGCCTTGACCATCGCCGCCTTGGCGGGGAGTTCCTGCATCGCCTGCTGGCGCTGCGCCTGCGCGGCACGGTTCTTTTGTTTCGCTGCGACCTCACCCGGCGTGGCCGACCAATCGACCGGCATTTCGTTCATCGTGCCGATCGCCGGGATCATGCGGTCGAAGGCGAAATAGTCGTAGACCGAGGTATCGCCGGAGTAGTTCGCGATCTGGTTCGCGATGTCGAGCGTCCGAAGACCACCAGCAGCCTGGCTTGCCTTCGCCTGCGCAGCAAGCGGCGAGGTATCGGTCACCTCGAAGTGGATCATCGCCTCGCGCATGACTGGTGGCGGTTTTGGAAGATCGCGCACGCCCATTTGCGCCAGCAGCGAAATCTCGCGCGGCACAAGGCCGCCTGCATATTCGGAGTGTTGCCGCCCGAGCGTCGGCGCGACCAGCATGGCGCGCTCGTTGATAAGCTCGACCACCTGCGTCGCCGTCATGTTCGGGTTCTGCATCAGCGTTTTGAACAGCGGCGTCAGGAACATGTTTTCGATGAGCCCACGTTCCTCCTGCATCATCTTTTCGCTGATCTGGATGTCGCCGGTCGGCAGCGTGTGGATTAGCGGCCTGCCATCGGCATTAACCCCGCCTGGGTTGAACGCCCCGGGTTTCATGTTGAAGTCCACAAGGCCATCGTCCGGCCCAAGCAAAACGGGGTCGGCGCCGCGATGACCCTGCTTCAGAAACACCGTCTTTTGCGCGTTGAGCGTCTTCAGGCTCGGCAGCGTCAGTTGCGCCGGGCCGCGGCCGTACACCTCGCCAGGCATCTGGTCGTAGCGGCTGACCGCATAGGGGAAAACGTGATAGCCGCTTTCCATGCGACCAGACGGGTCGAACGGCATCAGGCACTTGCCATCGATCGAAACATAGTACGTCTCGAACGGCATTCCGCGCTCGTCCAGCCGCTCCGGATCATACTCGCTATCGTCGCGTGGCTTGACACAATGCAGGAATTGGAATGGCGTTTGCAGGTTCTTCTCGAGCGCAGCGTCCAACTGCGGCGGCAGCCATTCCCGGCCGTAGAACTTCTCCGCCGCCTGCGCCGCGGTCAGCCGAAACCACCGCACGATGGTCGTCACGATGCCCTGATGATTTTCAGCAAAGAAGCACTCGCCGAGCGGCACGGCCTTGTAGCGCAT